GCATTGGCGATTTCTAGAACGAAAAACTCTCTTAAAAGAAATATCGAAACTAACGACCCGTCATTTGGTCGAAAAGTGACTGGTGCTTATTACGATAACATGTCTTACCTGATGAGTGACCAGAGGGAAAAAGACGAAAAGAATCAGGCGATATTGAAGTATTTATAAACTTTTTCTGTGAGAGCATTAAGAAATAAATTATGGCAAAACGCTCAAGTCCTTTTCCATACGAAATTGCAGATACAAAAAGAAAAAAGATTGCGAATGGTATATTTATTATCTTCTCCCCTATTTTGATGCCTCTGATGCTTGTATTTTTCATCTTGAATTTTATTGTATTCTGCATTGTCGATTGCGGAAAAGAATTTAAAAAAGCACCTTGGTAAAATTTATGAAACAACTCCGATACAAAGTGATACCAAATGACAGGCAAAGATATCCGACTGTAGGGGATTATTGGAAAACAACCCTCCAAAATCTTCGGGATCGGCGCATAGGTACAATTCCCGGAACAGGAAGCAGTGTAGACAGGTTTGATTTGATAGATTCTGATGAGTTCAAATTTGTGCAAGATGAATCTAGTTATGAAGTCCGTGTCTCCGACATGGGCAACGATGACTATCATTTCCTCGTCCTGATCCACGAACTGATCGAATTGCACCTCGTTAACAAACGAGGTATCCTAATTGAGGATATTGACGCATTCGATAAGAAGTTCGAAGAGGATCGCTCCAAAGGGATTCATTCGCAGGATGAAGAGCCTGGTGACAGCTGCTATGCGCCATATCGCAAAGAACATCTATTCGCCACCAATATCGAGCGACTACTCGCGTACGAACTCGGAGTCGATTGGGAGGAATACGGAAAGACCGTAATGAACTTATAGATATGCCACTCAAAAAAGGTAAATCCAAAAAGACAATCTCGAAAAACATTTCGGAATTGCACAAAGGTCCCAAATTCGCCAAGACTGTCAAGAAGTTCGGCAAGAAGAAAGCGAACAAGCAAGCAGTCGCGATCGCATTTGACAAGTCGCGATCCGGCATTGCATGACTCTCGATCGTCAGATGGAAATACTGGACTTCATTGACTACGATACCGCTTTGCCCCACATCAAGAACGCCATCGATGAGATGAATGTAAAAAGAAAATCCATAAAGGATTTCAAAGTCCAGGAAAGAATCATTGAACCCGAAGTTCGGTTCATGCGTTCGACAGATTGAATTTAAGTAACAACCATGAGTACAGCATATCTACTCACAAAATTTGCCATCCGGTCGACTTTGAAAGGTTTGAAAGATTTTAAACTTTTATGAGTCGAGGAGGAGCACGAAAAGGTGCCGGCATCAAGAAAGGAACCGTGCTGAAAAAAACGATTGAAAAGAAAATCAAAGCCGAACACATGCGCAAGTATTTTCTTGACCGTGTGGCCGAAGAGATCGGACCAATCGTCGAAGCACAAATAGAACTCGCTAAGGGTGTTTTCGTGCTTGAAAAAATAACGGTCGGACGTGGTAAGAATAAAAAGACTGTTGAACGAGTGTTCCAAAAACCGCCGGATCAAAGCATGATCAGATATATGCTTGATCAGTCTCTTGGACGAGCAACCGAGAACGTAAATGTTGGAGGCGAAGGTGGCGGTCCCATTGAATTCGTGACCTTCCAGGCCGCCACCAAGAAATACCAGAAGCAGAAGGATCAAACACACCATGAACATCAAGCACCCGACACCACAACAGGAATCAATACTAAGTGACGAGCATCGATTCCGCGTACTTGTCTGCGGGCGAAAATTCGGAAAGACGACCGTTGCCGTCGAAGAACTTGTCTCATGCGCCGTAGAGGTTCAAGACGCGCGTGTATTCTATTTCGCACCTTTCTACAAAGAAGCCCGTGAAATCTGCTGGGATCGTCTCATCCAAAGACTCCAAGGCAATATCGTGAAAAAGAATGAACAGCGACTTGAAGTGATCATAAATAACCGTTTCGGTGGAACGTCAAAGATATGTCTATATGGTTGGGAATCCGTCGAATCCGTCCGAGGACTTGAAGCCGATCTTGAAGTCTTCGACGAGGTTCAGAATTATAAAAGATTCTGGTCGACATGGCAGGAAGTCTTGCTACCGACGCTCGCACCGCGCAAAGGCCGCGCGGTATTCATGGGAACGTCCAAGGGCTACAACCATCTCTACGACCTGCACAATCTTGAATCCAAAGACGAACGATTTGCCTCATTCCGTTTTACAAGCTTCGACAATCCATTCCTCGATCATGACGAAATCAACCAAGCAAAAAAGTCCATATCCAACAATGCCTTTCAACAAGAATACATGGCTGAGTTTATTAAGCGTGAAGGGCTCGTCTATAACGATTTCGATCGAAGAAAACACCTCTTCAAAACTGGGTTACCTGTTATCCGTGAATGGTACGCCGGTGTCGATTTCGGTTATACAAACCCTGCGGCTATTATCATTGTTGGTCGAGATTCTGACGATCACTTCTGGGTTACCCGAGAATGGTATAAAACTCACAAGCTCAACAAAGACATCATCGAATACGCAGTCTCGTTCCCGAATGTCCAAGCGTGGTACCCGGACCCGGCAGAAGCAGACCGCATCGAAGAGATGAAGCGCGCCGGATTACGCTGCCTAGACGTCCAAAAAGGCCCTGGATCGATCGAAAAAGGGATAGATGATATTCGCACCCTTTTGCAGACAAATCGCATCCATGTCCACATTTCTTGCATCAATCTCATCAACGAATTCGAGATGTACGCCTATGAAGACGAGAACCCAGACCGCAACGCCAAAGACACACCCATCGACAAGGACAACCATGCGCTTGATGCACTCCGATATGCTATTATGATGATCATCAAGAAGCAGAAAAAACCCCAACAAGTGCAGCAGCCCTTCGTCGACAACATCCGGGAAAACCTCTGGAAGAAATAAATTATCAGCTATCCAATTGTTCTCATGGTAAATACAACCACGACCGAAAACATCCAAATAACGCAGCTGTTCATTCGAAAGGTGACGCAGCCGAACGGAAAGGAATTTGCAAACCTTGTTGCCAAGGACATCAAGAACAACGAGTACCGTTTCATTTATAAGGACATGCTTGATGAATTCAAGCCACTAAGTATTGAACAACTATGAAAATCCTTTTCACCTGCCAATTCTTCAACTACTGTTCTGGATCAGCAATGTATGTCCATAATGTTTCAAAGGAGCTTGTGAAGCGCGGACATGAAGTCACCATCGTTTCCGAACTCGGCGGCGACATAGCCAACTCCGCTCTAAAAAATGGGGTAAGGCTTATTGACTTTTCCCAAATCTTCGACATTCAAGACGAGACGTTTGATGTCATGCATTTGAACCAAATGTATCCTGCCCAAATGGCAACGGAATATTTCCCGGATATTCCGGCCGTCTTCACCATCCATAGCGAATTATCAAGCGTCGAGACGCCATACCAGCATCCAAGCATCAAGCAATATATTTCCGTCCGTGACTCGATCACCAACAAGTACAAGCAATTGAATCCTGTGCAAGTTCCGATTCCCGTCGACATGGAACGGTTCAATATGAAAAATGTCGAAGAGGTGATCGAAGTCAAAAGGAAAGCATCCGAACTCGGACCAGTGAAGAAAATAGTGCTTTATGTAGGAACTGTAGATTTCTTGCGCGAGCAAGTATTGAAAGACTTGGCACAACGCGCCCTCGATGAAGATTTTGAATTGTGGACGGTTGGAAGAAACTTTCTTCCATACAATCAGCCTGCACACGTCAAGATGCTTCCTGAAACGTTCTTCGTGGAAAAATACTATGAAATGGCCGATGAGATTGCCGGCATTTTATTGGGTACGAGCCAGCTTGAAGCATCCGCATGCGGAAAACCGTATCGACATTATGAAGTAGACGAGAAAGGTAAAATTCTCAGCTATGAACTTATGCAACCAATGATCGGTATGAAAGGAAGTGAATATGATCTTGAGTCGGTCGTTACTAAATTCGAAGAAATTTACAAAACTCTTCTATGAAAGTATCCATCATCATCCCCGGATATCGAACCGAATATTTAAGCGACCTTTTTCATTCGATAAACCGACAAAGCCAAAAGCCGCATGAGGTCCTGTATGAACATACTCTTGAAATTAATGCCGCCGAGAAGATCAACAACCTCGCAAAGATCGCCACCGGCGACGCCATCCTTGTCATTTCGGATGATGATCGCATATCTCTCGATTACATCGAAAAAACGTCAAAGGCCATGGATCACGGATGGGACATTGTCTATACGGACATGCTTAAATTCGGCAAGACGATCGGAGCCTTCGTGCAGCCGGCAAGCGATTACACCGAGAAGAATTTCAAGGCAAGCACAGTCCCATGGATGACATCGCTTATCCGAAAGACAACGTTTGATGAGGCAGGCGGATGGGATCCTGAGCAGATGTACCAAGACTATGATTTCTATTATCGATGTTTCAAGAACGGCGCCACCGGCCATCACATCAAGGAACCTCTCTTCGAATATCGAATCCATGAAACTGCCGGATCGTTCAACATGGATCATGACCGCGCCCGACGACTCATGAAGAAAAAGCATCCCGAAATCCTATGATGAACGCAGTTGTAAGGGTATGCGATTGTTGCGGAAAGACATGCATGAGAAATCCTCATGTCAGACATCCCGTATGCTTTGAATGCACCAAGCAGCGGAAGAAGAAATATTACAAGACTTATAAAAAACCCCATGACAAAAGATTCCAAAATAGTCCCAACAATGAAATCTATAGAGCAAGTCATGATTGAAGATGTTTATGTTCAAGCGACAAAGATTTCAAGAAAAGAAAATCAGACAGTTGGTGAAAAACATGAATATTACATCACTCTTTATCAGCTTCAAGAAATTATAGAATCCTACTATGACTAAAGACTCTAAGATAATCTCCTATACCAGTCGCAATGACGCCTGCTACTGGTATCGCAACAAACACCCGCTCGAGGCGTTGAAGCGCCAAGGATGGCAGACTTCAAACCTGAACATGGGCGAATTCATGGATCTTCGAAATGTCGACTGCGTCCAATTTTCTCGCGTATACACCACCAAATTTGACGAATTTGCCTTCATGCTCAAAGACATGGGCATTTCCCTTTGGTACGACGTAGACGACGCCACGGACCTTGTGAAGCCTTTCAACCCGTTCTGCGTCGCCAACCGGCAGCACATGTCATCTTTGTATTTCATGCTGAATGAGGCGGATTTCATCACGACCACGAACGAGACTCTTAAAGAGCATCTTTCTCACAAGACTCCAAAACCTATCCACGTTGTCCCCAACTTTATCCACCCTCCCGAATGGAAGGAACGACCGCGAAAGAACACGCAGCTTCGCGTAGGATTCGCCGGATCACCATCACACATCAAGGAAGTCAACATGATTCTTCCAGTAGTCGCACAACTTCAAAAGCGATACAACTTCAAATTTGTCATGGCAGGGATGGGCGGTGGCGGAAGCGCGCAAGCGTTCCGTGACGAGGAAAAAGCAAAATTCCCTGATATTTGGGAAACGTGGTCCTATACCCAAGAAGTCGAAAAGTTCGCCGAACTCATGAAAGAAATAGACTGTGAATGGCACAATCCGATTCGTTGGGAAATCTATCCGCGCATCATGGCAAAACTCGACTTGGATATCGGATTGTGCCCGATCATTGATGACGATTTCAACCGATGCAAGACCCCGATCAAGCTTTACGAGTATTCGATGGTCGGAACATGCGCGCTCGCATCGAATGTAAAACCTTTTGCCGGCGAAGCTCTTGCTGTCACCGAGAACACCCACGAAGGATGGTTTGAAGCTCTCGACGCTTTGCTGATGCATCAGGAGCTCCGTGACAAAACATTATTCGAACAACGCAACATCGTCATGCGCGACAAAGTCATCGATAACAACGTCGGCATGATTGAGGATGTTCTTGCCCAATATGGAAAACCAAGATAAACTTGCTGACAAGATATTCTCCGATCGACGGCACGAGGCGGAAACCGAAGGAGTTGAACTAAAGGGTGAGGATTCGGGAGAAACAGGCATTCTCAAGCGGTTCGTATTTCAGCCGCACCCTCAGGCATTTGACAGTTTGGACCAGGTACAGATTTTGAAGATCGTTGAAGACACGCTCGCCCCTCAATTATGGGCGTATTGCAAGGAAGTCGGTTGGTGGCCAAAGGATGAAGAAGATCCATACACGATCAATCCCATGGACGATGGGACGTACATGCTCAACAGTTTCCTTCAAAGCAGCAAGAAGCCGAGTGCGAAGTTCTTGTCTGAATTCGGAAAAGATGACATCATTGGTATTAACGAAATCTAATTATGGCAACCATCAGAAAAGAACTTGAAAAGCTCGCCCAGATAAAGACCGAATATAACGAAGGTTCGGATTTTCTCATCAACAAAAAACAAGGGTGGGTTGACGTTCTTTCTCTGCTGAATAATTTGCAGCGTGGCGATGAAAACATTTCCTCGACGATGCTGTTCTCATTCATCAACCGAATCCATTCGAACTTATACAATGCGAAGATCCAGGTGAAGTTTGAACCCAACCAAGACGGAGAAATGGGCAACGTCGAGATGATCAACAAAATGGCACAGTTTGATTATCAGGAAATGGACATGGAGACGATCGAATACGACTGGCTGTGGGACGCTCTCTTCTTCGCGCGTGGATATTGCGAGACGATCAAATTCAACAAGCGCAAAAAGCTGATGGAGCCTTTCGTCATCAATCCCCTGATGTTCAATTACGATCCTTTCTTCGAGGAAGTCCAGGACTGGCGATATTATGACAAGTGGATCACCAGATCCGGCGCCGGCATCATGCGCTTGCTTAACATGGGCGTCATTTCAGGAATCACCTCGCCCAAAGACATGATTCCCGGAATGGACGAACAGGTTTGGCAGTGGAAAGTTTTGCGCGAACAGCCGCGCAACGTGACCCCTCAGGGTTCCGATTCGAATGTGACGCCTGCGCTCACCAACGGAACGGGAGCAGAAGGCGCAAATGGCGTATATCAGCTCATGGAGCATTACAACTACCAAGGCACTGACAAGTACGTCTTTTGGACCGATCGCGGCATGACCAAGATCGTGCGCGAGGAAAAGCTCGATCTCAATGACGACTTCGATCATCCACTTTCAAACGAAGAACCAAAACAAAAGAAAATGAAAACCGGTGAAGATGGCGTTAACCGGAAAAAGAAGGAAGAAGTGAAAATAACAAACGAATCCAAATGGCCGATCGTGATCCGAGAAGTGTTCCGTGAACCGCATTCATCGGCTCCCATTTCAGTATCGGATATCCTCGAGGACAAACATCGAGCCATCAACGTCCTCTTGAATCTTGCCTACATTTCCGCAAAGGACGAGATCACTCCGATCTACCTGTACAAATCAGGGGATGTTGTCCAACCCAATCAACTGAGACAGCGCCAGATCGGACAGCACATCGAGATTTCAGAGGATGGAGATACTGGAACGTCGGTTCAGCCTTTGAAACGAAATGCCTCGATGACTAACGGAGTCTTGCAGCTCATCGCGCAGCTGCAGTCCCAGGCCGCCGACGGAGTGGGGGCGACGCAGATCGCTGCGCCGGGAGCGAAGGGAAAGAAGACTGCGACAGGAGACGCATTACAGCAGATGGTTTCAGACCTTACGTCAAGTCTTCAGTCAAAGATCATCGGACGGTCCGAAAAGGAATTCTGGACGATGTGGTATCAGCGCTATGTGAACAATTCGAAAGACGGCGATTTGAAATCCATTTCGATCACCAACTCGCAAGGAACGAAGTTTGAGCACCTGCAGCTGACCGAAGTGAAGACTGAAATGCCTCCGAAAGTGATCTTGTTCTCTGCATCCGAAGCGCAGTTCAAGGAAACTGTTGAGCGTCGAGAAATTGCACAGCAGTTTCCGACTATCCAACAGAGCATCGCTCCGGATCAATTCAGATTGTTCCTCAAATACTTCTGGTTCCCTAAGTTCGAGACGTTTGACCGGGAAACTCTTGATCTTGTCTTCCCCAAGACGCAGGATGAGATCAAGGCGGAAGCAGAAAACGACATGATCGGTGACGGCATCCTTCCTCCGATTTCAGAATCCGACAATCACGAAGTGCACCTGTACATCCATCAGCGCATCAAAAACAATGCGCAGAAATGGGCTCACGTCATTGCCCATGAAAAGCTTCTCGCGCAGCAGAACCAGCAGAAGGAGCAGGCCGAAAAGATGCAGTCTGACCAGCAGCAAGGCGAAGAGCAGAAAGGGGCAAGCGGCGGCGGTAGTGCACCGCCCGGAGGCGCACCGGCACCCAAACAAAAGCCGCAAAAAGCGAAAACCATGGTCCCGCAACAGGCGGCGATTCCCAATCAGGGAAACATGGAAAACGCAGGTCGAACCCTTACCAACAATAAAATGACGGCATAACCTCTATGTACGGAAGAGCAGCAACGAATCTTGGTTACGACAGAATTGTACTTACGGCGGCGGGTGCCAGCGGTCTTCCTTTCATCGCAAACGCGACAGGAGGTCAATTGGGAGCCAATGCGGCCCTGATACGGATCGAGTCAGGCGAAGCGAGATTCCTTATGGACGGCAGTTCTCCGACTACCACCGGAGGATTTCCCATCTTCGCGACCGATACCGCTCCCTTGTGGCTATGGGGCAATGGAATTCTAAGAAATTTCCAAGCCATTTCCACATCGGGAACGGTCACCCTTGACGTATTGTACTTCGCAGCAGGAATGATGTAGCATGTAGGAATAAGTAACGCTCTCGCATTACGAGCAAATTATCAGGTAATCTCAAACCATTATGGCAATCAGACGACCAATTCAAAACTACGTCTTCACGCAGCAGGTCGGAACGACCGCGGTTACCGGATCATCCGGTGCGCAGGTCTTGCGATTTACTGACTTCGACCAGATGACGTTCATGCTCACGTGTTCGGGAATCACCGCAGCTTCGACACTTGATGTCTGGGTGCAAACCTCACCGGATGGCGGAACGACGTTCTACGATACGGGACGCTTTCAGCGATTGAGCGCGACTGGAACAAATCCAACGTTCTTGGCGGCTTCGCTTGGGGCGAACGCGGCATTCGGGACAATGAACATCAACACGACGACCGTGACTGCGACTGCCGGTGCGACGGGACTTCCTTTGCTCTCCAATGTGGTTCAAATCCTTTGGGGATTGGGCGGAACTTCGCCTAGCGCATCGTTCGGAGTAACCGGGTTCACCTCGAACTTCAACAGGGGAGGCCAATAGCATTTCATGAAATCACGAGAATTTGTCCGAGCGCTGAAACGTCACGTAAAAAGTGACCAGAAGCAATCGGCGCGCAACCTTGTGAAAGGAAATGAGAGGGAATATGTCCGCGGCATAAAGGATGATCATCGAAACGAGAAACCCTAACGAAGTCCCTGACCTTTCTTCAGATCAATTCACGGTTTCAGAAATTTACAGATCTCTTGAAACATTGCGCAGCGATGTGCACTTCAAGAAATACCTGAAACTTCTGCAAAAGAGATTGGATGAAAAGAAAGATGTCATGGTCCGAGAGGAAAACGATTCCGAAGTTCATCGGATCCAAGGATTCGTCCAAGGACTGAAATATGCGATGGATGTAGAAACCATGTCCAAGTTTTATCAGAACAAATTAGCATCTTATGCCAACAGCAAAGAACCAGAAAAACGTTCAAAAAAGTCCTGAATATCCGGACGACGTCGAGGAGAAAGGCAAGGACTTGTCCGACATCCAAAATGACGGAACAAGCCGTTCCGAAGCACCAATCGAAGTCGATGTTCCCAACATGGATTTGTCTGAAGGATTCGACTTGTCCGTAAGTCGCGCTCCGCAGAAAAAATCATTCTTCTTTTATCCGGCAGTAATTTGCGGACGCTGCGAGAAATGCGGCACCGCAAAATATGTCGGAGGAAAGACGACACGGTCCATCGACAAGTCATCCGGTCAGGTGAAATATCGACAGTCCGGAGGTCAGTGGCAGGAAATCACCGCATGCAATTGCCCTCATTACAAGGGACTCTACGATAAGGGCGACAAGATTCAATGCCATTATTGCGGAGAGACGTTTACCGGATTGAAATCTTCATCAGGACAGTTTGCGGAAAAATTGGGATCTCGAGCTGTCTATGTCGGTGCCTTTTCAGACAACCCAAAATCCCTTATCATGTACTGTGATGCCTTCGATTGTCGGGAAGCGCATCGTAAACGAGTAGAATCAGCTATATGAGCACCACAGAATTAAAGGATGCGTTAAAAACAGGAACCCAGAATGACGGTTCAACATCCACGGCTTCGAACACCGAGGAATTTAACAAACTTAAAAGCGATAACGAAAAGCTAGAAAAAGAAAGAAACGAAGCTCTGCAAAAAGCCGCAGAGGTTCAATTTGAAGCCGACTTCAATGCTACCACTTCGATTTATCCCTTGGCAGCTGATTTTAAAGATCAGATCAAGGAAAAGACGAAGCTAGGTCTTACGGCCGAAGATGCCACGATCCTTATCTTGAAGAAGGAAAACAAACTCCTTACTCGAGATGAGATAAATGCATCCGAAAACCGAGGTGAAGGATTAGGCGGATCTTCTGTAACAATCCGATCGAGCGGTCAGAAGAAAGACGGTAAAAAGTCTCTCGCTGATCTTGAACAGGAATTCAAGGACGCCGAAGCCAAAGGTGAAATCACCTTCGGATCAGGCGGGATCGCCCGATAGGAATCTGCTTGGAAAATCGCTGTCATTCATGGCAATCACGACCACATCGAATGCCGCGTCAGCAACGTTGATCAACTACGTTACGGCGGAAATTCAAGTTTTGGAGCCTATGCTCCAATTCGCAAAGGTTGGAGTGCGCCGAGATATTCCGAAAGGATTTGACCAGTTGACGTTCCCGCAAGGTAACACGGTGCAGACGACGTCGGTAACGACGATCGCATCGTCATCTTCGCGAACGACAGAAGGTACGAACCCTTCGGTGACGACTTGGGGTACTTCCGCGTACACCTCCGGGTATACGCAGTACGGTATCATCATCCAGTTGTCAGATATCTTGATGCGAAACTCCGCCTTTGAAGTTGTCCAGTCCTGTCTTCGAGAAGTTAAGGCGTCTTTGGCTCGTCAGCTTGACAACTACATTCAAAACGTAGTGAACGCGGGAACGAACGTCATCTATTCGGGTGGCGCGACATCGCGCGCAGGCTTGACTGCCGGAGATTTGATCGCGGTCCCGGATTGGACTTTGGCCGTCAAGTTGCTCCGCACAGCCGCGTCAGCTACGGGCGTCATGGCCGGATTGCTTCCATTCGTGGACGGCAAGTACGCTGCCATTATGCACCCTTACGTTGAAACGGACTTCATGGACAACACGGGCGCCGGCTCATGGGTTGACTTGTCCCGATACGACCAGACGATGCGCTTGGAAACGGCGCGCATCAACGGATTCCGCGGCGCGGTAGCCATGACGTCGGCAAACGTTCAGTCATTTGCTTCGACAGTCACGGTCTACCCGACCACGTTTATCGGTTTCGAATCATTCGGTTGGGGTTACTTCCAAGTTCCCGAACCGATCATCGTAACGACGCCTGACAGCTACAACCAATTGAACCTTTACAGTTCTCTTGGTGCGAAAGCCGCCATCGCCGCAACGTTGTTCGAACAGTCGCGCGTCGTTCGACTGGAATCTGCAGCAATCGCTTAATCTGAAACCATATGAAAAAATCCAACCACCAGGCGGTTAGAGCCAAGCGACACGGAGTAGCGGCGCATATGGGCCAGAAGCATCTTGGAAGCGTCGACGGAGCCGCCGTAAAGGACGGTGTCCACGGGCACTTCAAGAAAGGTGCGAACAAGTAGATTTGTCGGGTTCCTCAGCTATTAGGAATTTCCTAATAGCTGAGATAACCCCATAAATTATGGCTTTATACAACACCGTACAGGACGTAATAGATTATGCGAACACCCAGATCCAGGGTGACAACAACATCAACTCTGTGAGCGGGTTGGCGTTTTACAACGCCGCCAATCTCGACTTCCATTCCGACATGATCCACGCGGAAGCCGACGCGTCAGAAATCCAGGAAGCATATCGCGATGTTACCGTTCCCGCCCAATCGCCGACGACCCAGGGAAGCACGTTCCTTTATCCTTCCGACATGTGGGTCCTCAAAAAGATTACCGTGAACTACACGGATACGACCGAACAGAATTACGTCGCATGCACCGACATCAAGACGTCGAACACGGAGGAAAATACTTCGTTTGAATTTCTGCGGCAGAATCAGCCGACGGATTCCCCTTTGTTTGAAGACCGCGGCGACTGGTTTGAAGTGTTCCCCACGTTCACAGCGGGAAACAACCTTTCCCAGGCGCTCCGAATCTTTTATTTCCTCTATCCAACGGTGTATACTTCGGCCAGCCAGGATCTCGTATATCCCGAGACGCTGGATCCGATCTGTCACGCTTTCAAGCTGGTCGAATATTACTATGACAGCATCCAGCAGGACGACCGCGCCGATCGCTTCGCAAAGAAGTACAAAGCGCGCTTCGATTCCATGCTGCTTCCTACGCTCAACCGAGGAGAATCCGGGCCAGTCGTGACCCAGATGTCGACCGGATGGACGGGAGAGGAATTCTAATCTTTATGGCAGACGTATGGACAAGAATTGCGAAGCCGACCGGAAATGGATGGATCAGCGTGCCGAGAGAGGGAGCGGTCCCTTACAATGCGGTGACCGTCATGTACAACGACGTCAACTGGACGTACAACGGGACAACTCCTTTCGCTGACGAATGGGTCAATGTTCCGAAGCCAACCACCTAAACTATGCCCCCTTCCAATTATCCAACAGGAAAAGACACGTTCATCCAGGTTTCAGGAGCTGAATACCTTAATTTTCCGTTGCCTTACGGACATGCGGGAGTCGAGGACCTGCAAAACAACGCTTTGTCTGCGATCCAAAACTATGTGGGAGTGACTGCCGGGTACGTCAACGCTACGGCCTTTGGAACGATCACCCAGGCGCTCTTCTCATCGGGAACGGTCAATCCGGGTCACCTGCACACATTCGCTGACATAGAAGGCGTTTTGGCGGTCACAGCGGGAGGTACAGGTGCTACGTCGGTAACCGGAGCGGCAGCGTCCTTGCTGCCTCCGCAGGCTGGAAACGGAGGGAAATTCCTTGAAACGAACGGATCGACCGTAAGTTGGCAATTTATAAACAACAATACGACTCTTGCCAGCGCGGTAGCGACCATCACTGACGATTTTGTGGGCGGAAACAGTTTTCCTACAACACTGGTAGCGACAAGCGGAATCGGGGAATGCGGATGGATTTCGAATGCCGGAGTCCCTATCACCGGCGGAGGAATTTCAGCGGCGGATTCCATAAACCACCCGGGAGTCCTCAAATGGGGAGGGAACAACTCGAATGCGATCGGGATTTATCTCGCGAACGTAATCGGAGACCTTGCTGCTCCGAGCTCGAACTATTTGGGCATCGTGAATCTTTCAACGACAGGAGGCGCATTCGGATTTGGAATCGCCGAATCTTTCCTTGTCGCCACCGCTCCTTCGAATCCATATCTGATGATTTATGCATCCGGCGGAGTATGGAGCGGCGCATATTCGAACGGCTCCGTCCAGTCCATAGCCGGAACTTCGATCGTCACGACAGGATGGTCCGATCTCTTGATCCAGGTCAACAGTTCTGGAAATTCAGCATCGTTTTCGATCAATGACACCATCATCGGCACCGTCCCCATCAGCGCATCAAACGTCCAGACGGTCGCATTCTTCAGCAACCTCGCCCAGCAAGTCGTGACGAGCAATCCGACCTACAGCGTCGATCTGTTTTCGATGTTCCGACAGATAACAAGATAAACCTATGGCATCAGATCAATCCAATTCAATCCAGCCGATCGTCATCACGAATTTCGGGGGCCAGCTCACCCGCGTGATTAACGGTGATATGAATTCAGGATATGCCAAATACGCGACGTCCTTCGGATACAACATCGCGCTTCAGCCTTCAAGCCTTTCCTTCATGGAAATCGCAAGGAGTATCACAGGATCCCAAATAGTCAACACAATGACGCTTTCCAATGTAACTCCGGGAAGCGGATATTCAGGATATGTCGGCGGCGAAATCGTGACGGGAGGAACCGGATACGGAATCGTGCAAGGAACGGGGACGACTTCGATCACCCTGCTTAATTCAAGCATCACCGGAACATTCAGCGGAACGATCACGGGAGTCCATTCGAGCACCACGGGGACGTTCGACAGTCTTTCAACGACTTCCGTGCAATCCGTCATCACCGACCTGATCGTGGCCGCCAAGACGCGCGTGGAGAGTTCCAGCACCAATGCACCGACATTCACCGGGACGGGAATAAACGACCTTTCTATCGGCGGATCCTATACGGGAACCGGAACCAGGACATATACGGTCACGATCGCGACGACCGGATCACCGGATACTTTCAATTGGACTGATTCCAACAGCGGTTCAGGGACTGATGTGCCGATCACCGGTTCGCTCCAATCGCTGAGCGGAGGAATATCAATTCAATTCGCCGACCTGACAGGTCACACCGCAGGGGATCAGTGGGTATTCACTTCTTCCGCGTATGGATTCACCGCACAGTTCGTTTATGCCATCGGATCGGGCGGTAACGTGTACAAGATACAGGTGAACAACCCTCAGGGTGATAATCCGGACTACGACAATCCGGTCCTTCTCACTACGATAGGGCTCAATTCGCCCACGTTCATGAACGGAGGATCCATTAACTTTTATTCCGGGTACATCTGGATCGGATCCGATGTCGGTGTTACGCGCATCAACTTTGACGGGACGGGGGAAGTGTTCGTAGGCATTCTGTCAAGCTGGGTGCAGAACGTTCCCCGTCCTTCGATGCTCTTCCAGGGAAATATCTATTTCGCAAACGGAAACAACATCGCGCAAATCACATCAGGTCTCACAGTGACGAGCTACGCGCAGATCAGCCCCGCATTCCCGACTGACTATCACGTGGAAGACATGGACGTCACCTTTGACGGAGTCTATTTGGTGATGGTTCTCGTCGAGAACACGCAGACGAACATTCTTTCTACGAACGTGGACACCGACCAGAGCGGAAACGTCAATACCGTCAACGCGTATTGGAACGGAACGGATACCGGATCCACTTCGTTCACCACCATCCCGACGTTTGCAGGAAGCGCCTATCACACGTTTGCAGGAAACGAATATCTGTTCGGATGCGACACGTACGGAGGCGCACTTTTCACCCCATACCAAAAAGCACTTTCTTTGATCGAAAGCCAGTCCCCTTTTTATAACGCCACGTCCTCCTTGGGGAATGCGGTCATTTGGATGTCCCCTGAAATGACGGGAACAACCGGAAACAACCAGGTCGCAGGACTTCATATTTATGGCGGAATCGACAACGACATCCAGCCGGCCCATTTCAAAATATCCCAGACTCCCGCACAGATCGCGATCACCGGATCGATCCCCGCAGGTGATGTCCTGAAGGTCCCGTCGATGCTTACTGTTTCAAACTACGCGCAAGCGGCGCCGACGCAGTCCGGATATCCGAACGATGTCTTCGGAACGAGCAAGATATATTTCTCGACAAGCGAATACAACGGATATTCACAACAGTCAAACTACTATGCATTGTCACTGTACCCGACCGGAAGCGGCGTCAGCACGACCGGAGTATATGAGACGCAGACCCAGTTGTTCTCTCAGATGATCAAGGTCAACCAGGTGCGCGTCTATGTAGAACCCGTGCCGATCGGATGCACGTTCCAGTTCGATCTGATCGGAATGGATGGAACTCCCATGTCGGGAGGGACTTTCGTATTCGACGCGATCCGAGGATTCCAAGCCGCCATTCCCACGCGGGGATCATATAACCCTTCGATGTCTTCAACGGCCGCCCTCGGACTTCGAATCACAAACCTTGGACAAGTGACTCCTAAAATCCATAAAGTCGAAATGGACGTAATACCTTTCGGATTGTAATATGGATGCAAAGACAAAAAAGATGGTGAATGATCTGATCGAGGCTAAATTGAACGATTTCTTTCTGAAAAATCTTCAATTTCGCGCGCGCAAGCTCGGTGATACTCCCCAAGACGTGAAGCAGCTTTCCAATCAGGCGGGCGTGACGAAGATTGTGAACAATGCCACACAGAATTACCTTCCGCTCGCTGGCGGAAACATGATCGATGGTGCTAATATTGGTA